TAACCAGTTGCCCAAGATCATCATGGGTGTAAAGTTCAACGACGGAATCGAGGTCGTCAGATCGCAAGCTCAAACCGCTGCCGCCTGACCCAGTCCGTCACCAAGATTCGGCGATAGCTCGCTGTAAAGTCAACTTGGTGACCTGAAATATTGTTTAGATAAGGAATTATAAAAGGGACGAGACAATCAACGGCGTCCCGAACTGGGGACGCTGTAACTTCCGAACGTTTAAACGCGGCATAGAGAAATGCGTACGAACGAGCGGCGCGGGTCGCTCCCTTCACGTCAAAGATCGCGTCAATTCCGACGGTGGCCATTCTGACCCCTCCCCCAGAGTTGTGAACGATATAATTACTCGCAGCGCTCGGCAACCTATACCGGGCGCACGTTTTGAGGGCAGCGCGTGTGAGAACGTGAACGGCAGGCGAACAAATTTGCAAACGGTTTGCAAACGGGTGCCCAGCGGGCAGCTCAGAGGGGGCGATCCGGCCTTGTTTTCATTAAGCGTTTTGGTCGGAGCGCCGAGATTTGAACTCGGGACCCCCAGTCCCCCAGTTTAGATCGGGCGATTTCCCCCGCTTCCCCGCACTGCCCGGTTATCCCCCGAAAGCCTTGCGCGACGCGCGTTTTCGCGCTACCGCGATTCCTGCTCTTACCCGCCGTTTCCCCACGGCGTGACGACATAGTGACGATACGAGCAGGCCGCGAGGGCCGCAGTCACCTGACTAGACGGTCGGAGGTTCGATGCCGCGCAAGCTGACCAAGGCCGCGATCGCCGCGCTCGCGCCGCGCGCCAAAACCTATATCGAATACGACACGGTGGTGGCCAAGCTCGGCGTCCGCGTGACGCCGGCCGGCGCCCGATCGTGGACCTACGAATTCCGCCCCGGCGGCGGCCGCCGCGCCGCCGTACGGCGCATGACGCTGGCGCCGGCCGATGACCTGTCCCCGGAGAAGGCCCGCCGCCAGGCGAAGCGCCTGGCCGGCATGGTCGCGCTTGGCGGTGATCCCGCTGCCGAGCGTCACCAGCAGCGCACGGCGGCGACGATCGAGGAGCTCGCCGATCGGTTCATGCGCGAGGAAATCTCGACCAAGCGCAAGCCGCGCACCGCGGAGCTCTACGAGCACTACTTCGAAAATCACATCATTCCTCGGCTGGGCTCCAAGCGCGCCAGCGATGTCACGCGCGCCGACCTGGAGCGGTTGCATCGGGCGATCGGCGAGACTGCCGAGCCAACGGCCAATCGCGTGGTGACTCTAGTTTCCGGCCTCTACACCTGGGCTGGGCGCCTCGACAAATTATTGGAGGGCATCAATCCAGCAAAAGGCATCACGCACTTTCGCGAGCTGAGCAAGGAGCGCTTTCTGACCACCGCCGAGCTCGGGCGCCTGGCCGAGACGCTCGCCGCGGCGGAAACGGTCGGCTTGCCGTTCGAGATCGATGCCTCGGCGCCGAACGCCAAGCACAATCGCAAACCGGAAAATCGCCGCATCATCGTCTCGCCGTTCGCAACCAACGCCATTCGGTTATTGCTGTTCACCGGCTGCCGGCTGCGCGAGATCCTGCATCTGCGGTGGGAGGATGTCGATCTCGAGCGCGGCCTTTTCACCTTGCACGATTCCAAGACCGGCCGCCGCGACATTTTGCTCAACGCGCCGGCGCTCACGGTGCTGGACGAGCTGTCGCGGATCCGGCTCGGCGAATTCGTGATTGCCGGCGATCGCGCCGGCACGGCAGACGAGAAGCCGCGTGCCGACCTGGCGAAACCTTGGCGCCAGGTCGTCAACCATGCCGAGCTCGCCGGCGTGACGCTGCATACGCTGCGCCACACCCACGCCGCGACCGGCGTCGGTGTCGGCTTCGGCCTGCCGGTGATCGGCGCCTTGCTGGGTCACCGCCAGGCCTCGACCACGGCGAAATATGCCCACGTTGGCGATACCGTCGCGCGCCGCGCCTCGGACGCCATCGGCGCGCAGCTCGCGGCGGCGATGGGCGGCCCCGCGGAGCAAACAAGCGGAGAAGTCATTCCGCTGAAAAGGTCGCGCTGATGGTCAGTCGGGCTCGCAAGGAGGCGAGGGAAAGAGGCATCTTCCGGCCGCGCTATGCCGGGCGCCGCCCGCGCGGCGCGGTGTCGCTGCGGGACGCCCCGCGGCGCTTTGAAGTCGCGCTATTTTACATGCTGACGACAGTGCGCAAAGAGGCGCCTAATCGCGCGGCGCAACTCGCCGCCGCAGCCCTTCACAAGGATAGCACCGCCGCCCTTCTCCCGCACGGCGCCGGGATCTCGCTCGGCTTCCCGGATGATCCTAGCGGCACGCGTATCGGTGTGCTCGATAACAGGCGATGGAAGATTGTCCGCGAGGCTCCGAAATTGATTGCCGCCGCTGATGGTGACGATCAGGTGTGGCTGAAAATGTCAGCGTATGCGCTGCACGGGGCGTTCAACGCGGTTGCTCTCGGCGATGTCGGTTTGTTGAACGGATTTATTCAAGTGCTCGTACGTCTCGGTTGGGGCGACCAGCTCCGAAAGCTCCTCGGTGCTCGCGAAGGCTGAAGCCCGAGAGGCAGCCGCCTGGCCGGGAAAATAAATTCGTTAGGAACGAACAGATATATAACGCGACATGGGGTCGGATTTTGCGGGCAAGCTGCCCGCAGTTTGCGGGCAGGTTCGCGTCACTAATTGCCCCGTAATATTAAGGCCTTAACATAGAAAATCTTTTCGTACAGTGACCTGGTTGCTCGAAGCACCCTATAGATCCCTCACGTGCGAATGTTCACGATGAGGGCATACCGATGACGCTTCTTCATTCTGGCGCGACGAGCCGCGCGGGCCCTGGATTGCCGGTCGATCGACTTTTCGGAAAGGCCGAGCTTGCGCGCTACCTCGGTCTCTCCGTCTCGGGTCTAACTAAACTGCTCGAGAGCAACCGTGGCCCCGCGGTGATCCGCGTCGGCCGTCTTGTCCGTTTTCGGCACGACGATGTTGTTGCTTGGCTCGAGGCGCGGCGCTCCGATACTCGCGCCACATCGTAATTTGGTGAGGCGTGAACGTGAAGCCGGAGAACGGTAGCGGGATGATTGGCGGCGTCTCCTTCGAGACGAGCGGCGACATCGTCACCAAGAGCGCTTTTGCTTCCTTGATCGGCGTGAGCGCCGGGCGCGTTTCTCAATTTCTGTCAGAGAAAAAAATATTCGGTGACGCACTTGTTGGTGAAGGGCGATGCGCACGCATCCGGGTATCCGTGGCCTGCCAGCAGCTCAAGCGCAACCTTGATATCTCCCAGCGCTTCGGCAATGGCATTACCACCAGGCTCGATCAGCCATTGCCGGTCTCGGAGGTCGGCCCTCCTGCCGATCCGATCGAGGAGCAGCTCAAGCGCGAGAAGCTCGAGCAGCTGCAGCGGCTCAATCGTAAAGCTGCGCGCGAGGAAGCCGAGAAAGTTGGGAAGCTGACAGATTCCGACCTGGCACGACAACAGATGGGGCGCATCGCCGCCCAGGTCGTGACCATATTCGAGGGATCCGCAGCGGAGGTTGCAAATACGATCGCTGCGACCTTCAACCTGCCGCCGCGCGACGTGGTGCACCTTGTCCGCGGAGAATTCCGCAAAGTGAGAGCTTCCGCTGCCAAGGCGCTGCGCCGCGGCGTTGATGGCGTTCCGTTGATTGCCCTGGTCGAGGTCGGCGAGCAAGCAGAAGCCGTCCTCGAGGACGCGCTTGCGATCGAATGACAATGCAAATTCAGGTCACCAATCCGGAACGCCTGGCGCTCGAGGCTATGATCGCGGCGATCGAACCGCCGCCGCCGGTCGACTATTTGTTCTGGGCCGAAGACAACATCGTCTTCACGGAACGTGAAAGCCGGTTTCCCGGTCCGTACAATCGCAACCTGTTTCCCTATTTCGACGAGATCCTGCGCGCGCTGTCGCCGGATGATCCTTGCCGCTTTGTTACTGTGAAAGGCTCGGCCCAGGTCGGTAAGACTGTCGTGGGCAACATTTTCGTCGGCGGTTCGATGGTCATGGATCCGCGCGACATCCTGGTCGTGCATCCAACCGACGACAACGCATCCCGTTGGTCGAAACTCAAACTCAGTCCGATGCTGCGCGGGACGCCGACGCTGGCGCGATTGTTTCCCGAGAAATCGCGGGACAGCGGCAATTCAATCCTTTTCAAGGAGCGTGCTGACGGTCTCGGCGCCATCCTGATCTCCGGGGCAAATTCGCCGGCCTCGCTCTCGCAAGTCACGATGTCCCGCCAGGTGCAGGACGATGTCAGCAAATGGGAACCAAACCCCGCCGGCGATCCCGAGCAGCAAGCCGACAATCGCTCGCGCTCCGATGAGTTTGCCAAGATCTTGAAAATCTCCACCCCGCTCATCCTGCCGGGGTGCCGCATCACTAAGAACTTCGAAGCCGGCAGCCAGGAATATCCCTATGTCCCCTGTCCGCATTGCGAGCACATGCAGGTGCTCGAATGGGACAACATGCAGGGGCATCTCGATGTCGATCATCCGGAGCTCGCGCATTTTGTCTGCGAGGGCTGCGGCTGTGAGATCCACGAAACCGACCGAGCGAAAATGCTCGCCGGCTTCGAATGGCGCGCGCGTAACCCCGCGGCCAAGCGCTACCACCGGTCATTCTGGATCTGGTCGGCCTACTCGTATCTGCAATCGTGGGAATTGATCGCCCGCGAATGGCTGAAGGCCAAGGGCGATCCGGCAGCAGAGAAGTCCTTCCTCAACGAAACGGTCGGCGAAGCCTACAAGGCGCAAGGTGAAGCGCCACCGTGGGAGGACTTACGAAATCGGGCGGCCGCCTCACACTATGTGCGGGGCAGGGTGCCGCCGGGTGCGGTCCTGCTTATGCTTGGGATCGATTGCCAAGGTGATCGGGTGGAGTGGCAACTCGTAGGATTT